CGAACGCTATCGCCGACACGATAAGTTGGGAAACATTGCTACCTAAATGGCAAGCAGCGATAGAGAGCGTGCTATGAACGTTTTATGTATAGCCCAGCTTGAAAGCCGTATCATAGCCGATGAACAGGTCGCAAAGCAGACTATACAGCCACTTCGCACAATATTTTATGTAGATAAAGCCCCAGCTCAAGGCATTGACGCTCGTAGAATTAAGATTGCCGAAAATCATCAAAAGCTACGCGATATTGTACTCGCTTATCAGCCCGATTACGTGTGGCAAATAGAGGGCGATAGTATTTTGCCTGAGAATACTTTAGAAACACTTATTAGTCATTACCAAAAACAGCCTGGCGTATATAGCGGTATTCAAGTTGGGCGACATGGCTTGTATTGCTTAGGCGCATGGCACGTATCTAAGAACAAAAAACAGTTTGCCAGCGTTGACCATAAACTGACAGGTTTACAGAGCGTTGACGCAATGGGTATGTATTGCTTCTTTACTGATACCGCTACGTGGCTATCTGGTGATTGTTACTGGAAAGGCGAACGCTGGGGTTGTGATGTAAATTACTTTTTATCTATTGACGCACCAAAGTTTGTAGATATGGATTTGGAAATTGGTCATAAGACAAGAACTGGTATAATAATGCCAAGTCATGCCAGCACGTGTAACGCTGTATTTTGGCAAGAGAACAATAACTGGAGATTTGAGCAAGTATGAAAATAACTACCGTAAAAATTAGTGAAATAAAGCCAAATCCTGATAACCCAAGAGTTATTAAAGATGACGCATTTAAGAAGCTTGTGCAGTCTATTAAAGACTTTCCTGAAATGATAGAAGCTAGAGAGATAGTAGTTAATACTGACATGGTAATTTTAGGTGGCAATATGCGTTTTCGTGCCTTGAAAGAAGCTGGTGTTACTGAAGTGCCTGTAAAGATTGTTGACTGGTCTGAAGATAAGCAACGTGAGTTTGTTATTAAAGACAACGTATCAGGCGGTGAGTGGGATTACGATATGCTTGCTAATCAGTATGAGCTTGAGGAATTAGACGCATGGGGATTAGAACTACCTGGTCTAACTGAACTGGGCGCAGAGATAGAAGAAGATGAGCCACCAGCCGTTAGCGATGAGCCACCAGTCAGCAAGCCTGGTGAGATATACCAGCTAGGCAGGCATAGGGTTATGTGTGGGGATAGTGTGAGTTTTGATGATGTAGGCAAACTATTTGATGGCAAACAAGCCGATATGGTGTTTACTGACCCACCCTGGAACGTCAACTACGGTGCAGTTAAGGCTGGCAATGCTATGGGCTACAGGGCTGACCGCACGATTGAGAACGACAACATGGGCGAGGACTTCACTCCCTGGCTCAATAAGGTGTTTGGCACTATGTCGGCATTTGGTAAAGATGGCTGTATGGTTTACGTCGTTATGTCTGCTCAGGAATGGGGTGGCTTAATGAACTCACTTAGGGACAATGGCTTTCACTGGTCTAGTACTATTATCTGGAATAAAGACCACTTGGTACTATCTCGTAAGGACTACCACACCAAGTACGAGCCGATATGGTATGGGTGGAAAGAGGGTGAGAGTAGGCTGCACCCATTGCAAGACCGAAAACAATCTGATGTGTGGGATATAGACAGACCTACAAGAAGTGAAGAACACCCTACCATGAAGCCTATCGAATTATGCGCTAGAGCTATACAGAACAGCAGTAGCAAAAGAGATATTGTTCTCGACCTATTCCTCGGCTCAGGCTCAACCTTAATAGCCTGTGAACAAACAGACCGTATATGTTATGGAATGGAACTTGATGAAAAATATCTTGACGTGATAAGAAAAAGGTGGGCTAAATATGTATATCCAGATAGATGGGAGAAAGAGTGGGAGATATTAACTCCTGCTATACAATAAAATCAGGGAAATAACAGCCAATGAGTAATCCTAACGCAATACCACCAGAAGAGCATAAGTTTAAGCCAGGGCAATCGGGCAACCCGAATGGTCGACCAAAGGGTACAAAAAACCTTGCTACTATTATTCGTGAGCTTGAAGCAGAAGATTTTGATTGGACACACGTACCTATCAAGAATAAAGAAGCTGTTATGCAGATGGGTAGCCCGTTTAAAGCTATTGTACTAGTTGCATTAGGACAAGCTGTATCTGGTGATAAGGCAGCGCGTGAGTGGCTACGCAAGGCTGGTTACGGCGATAAGCTAGATATAACCAGTAATGAAGAAACTATCCAGGCAGCAACAATTATTGACTTAGGTAATCTTGATGGCTCTGCAAATAAGCACCAAGCAAGCACAGATAGTCCAGACGGTTAAAGACCGCAAAGCCAAGATTATTGTACTGGCAGGTGCGCTTGGTACAAGTAAGACTTTTGGAGCTGCTGCGATACTCATATCTTTAGCGCAACAATATCCTGGTAGCGTGATTGGTGTAGGGCGTAAGAACACTACTGAGATGAAGCGTGGTACGTTGATGAGTTTTCGTGAAGCAGCTAAACGAATGAATTACACCGCCTACAGAGAAAACAAAATCGAGATGAGATGGTCGTTTCCTAATGACAGCACTATTCTGTTTTTCGAGATAGACCAAGCGCATGACCCTGACTTCTCTAAGATTAAGTCGATGAACTTAACCTGTGCTTTTATTGACGAAGCAGACGCAGTACGACAAGACGGTTTTCTTGCAGCCTATGGGCGTGTAGGTCGAGTTAATGATAACGGCGCACCTGATTTTATGTTGTTGGCGTGCAATCCTAACGAAGCCTGGATTAAAGAAAATTACTACGACAAGTATAAAGCCGGCACATTACCTGATAACGTGGCGTTTATCGAGTTTGAAATGGCTGATAGCTTTTTGCCTAAGAGTTATTACGACAAGTTCATGGACTCACCGAATAACTGGCAACAACGCTACCTATTTAATAACTGGCAATACGGTGATGATGACGCTTCGCTATTTAAGTATCGGGATATGGACTCAGCGCATATTACGGTGCTTGAAGATGGTATACGTTATGCAGCTCTAGACGTGGCACGCTATGGTACTGACCGCGCAGTTGCCGCATTATGGCAGGGTAACCAGTTAGTCAATATTAAGATACTCAAAGATAAAGCCGATAAAGTAGCTACCAATGAATTAGGCAGTCGCTTTAAGTCGTACTGTGAAGCAAATCGAGTAGGCTACGAGAACACCTGTGTTGACGCGGTTGGCAACGGCTCTGGTGTAGTTGATTGGCTGCATGAAAACCACTTTTATACGAATGAGTTTATTGCTGGCTCATCGGCAGATGGTAATTACAACAACCGCCGTAGTGAAGTCACTCATGCGCTGGCTCAAGCTTTTGAGCGTGGCGAAGTGAAGTTGCTAGACGACTGCCCACATCTTACCGAGCTTAAAAAAGAGCTGACTATGCAAACCTATCAGATTGTAGATAAGCAGCTCATACTTGAGAGTAAAGACAAAATAAACAAGCGACTAGGCATGAGTCCTGACATAGCTGACGCAGTGATGATGAGCTACAGCTTACAAGTAAATCCAAAAGCCCTAACTCTTGACGACATAGCATTATAGTTGTGGTAGTATTTAAGTAGAACTCTTAGAAGTCTATAATTTGGAGTTATTACTTATGAACTTTGGCGATAGGTTGCGTATGGCAGCTAAAGCTATTACAGGGCAACTTGGCAACTCTACTGGTGGGCTAGTGGCTCGCAATTTTACACCAGACTCACAGTTTGACCCACAACGCCAAATGCGTGGCATTACCTATAAGGCTATCGACAAGATAGGTATGAGCCTATCGAATTATGAAGTGCAGGTTAAAAAGCAAGATGGCGAAGTGTACCAATCACATCAGCTCTACACTCTAGTAGAAAACCCTAATCCGATACAGAGGACTTCATCTGACTTTACGCACCTATACGGTATGATGATGAAGATTTACGGTGAGACTTTTTGGTATTTAGCCAAAGGTGAGCAAACACGTAAAGTAAAAGAGATATATTTACTTAATCCTAGCCAGATAGAACTCAAGATAGATGATGGCGAAGTTGTAGGTTACATACTTCACAAGAGCAACGGTGTACAAGTGCCGTTTATGCCCGATGAAATCTACCACGATAAGCTACCTAACCCATTTAACGAGTGGCGTGGTATGAGCGTATTAGAGCGAGCTAGCCAGTACGTTGATATTGAATTGACTACGACTAGCTTTACGCTTAACTATATGCGCAATAACGCCAGCCCATCTGGTATTGTTACCTTGCCGAACATGGACAAGGAAACGTTTAAGCAGTTTGCGGCACAGTGGCGCGAGGGTTACGAGGGTCCAGAAAACGCAGGTAAGACGGCTTTTATTCGTGGTGAGGGTGCAGATTTCAAGGCTGTTGGCGCAACTCTGCAAGATGTAGACCAAGAGATTACACGCAAGATGGCTAAAGACGATGTACTGATGATGTTAGAAGTGCCTAAGCCGTTGCTCGGTGGTACTGATGATAATGGCTTCGGTCGTGGTAACGTTGAAGCTCTAACCTATATCTTCATGAAAGAAACCATCGAGCCGATGATGAAACGACTTGACAGGGCGTACCAGCACATTATTAACGCCCAACCTAAAAGCAGTCGGTTTGGCTCACAGCCAGTCATAGTAGCTCACGTTAGCCCTGTACCAGAAGATAAAGAGTTTATGCACACTCAACAAAAAGACTTGGTTAATATCGCCATGACCGTAAACGAAGTACGCGACCAGCTCGGCTTACCACCAATCGAGGGTGGCGATGTGTTACCACCAAAAGCTGCACCAGTTGCACCTGCCGAACCTACAAAGGCTAAAAAGCTTGTAATGAAAAGTCAGCCTACAGCTCGTCAGCTAGAGATTACAAAAGCTGAAGAAAACGAAAAGTTTAGAAGCAAGCTAATGGCTACAAACGAGATTTATAAAGTAAAAGTAAAACGTGAAATTGCTCGTCAGCAAAAAGAACTAGAAGCAGAAGTGATTGCAAAAATAAACGCCACTGATAAATCATTCGAGGAGTGGCTATATAACGTAAAAGACGCAGTAACCGAGTTAGTTGGTAAGCTTGCGCCTATTATCATTAGCCTCATGGAAGCACAGAGCGAAGATGTAGCGCATTTTATTACTGGTGAGCTGATTACTATCACTCCAGAAGTTAGACAGCGCATAGAGGCTTCTATTGGCGAAATAGCAGGTGTCTACCATACTGAAACAATCAAGGCTTTAGAAACTACATTGTCGCAAGGGCAAGCTCAAGGTGAAAGCCTAGTGAAACTCAAGAAGCGTGTAGAAAAAGAGTTTGCTGACGCTAGGGGCTATCGAGCTGAGCGTATTGCTCGGACTGAGTCAGCACGTGCCACTAACCGTAGTGCCGAGATGGTCTACAGCCAGAATGGGTATAGCGAGGTAACATGGTTTGCCAATCCTGGTGCTTGCGAGTTTTGTCGCACGCTTGACGGTGTAACTAAGGCTATCGGCAAAGATTTTATCGGGCTAGGTGATGTGATTACTGGTGACGAGGGCAATCAGCTTCGTGTTGATTACTCGAATATAGATGTACCACCGATACATCCTAACTGCACCTGTTCTCTTATACCTAGCGGTAACCGAGCGAGCGAGTAGCGATGAATGAGCGCAACTTCGAGTTACACGCTGAAGAAACGCATAATAAACTACAGGTAATCCAGAGTAGTTTAGATAATCTTGTAACTGTATTGAGCAAGGCTGCTGGCGCTGATATTAGTGGTATAAGCGATGAGCCACCTAAAGTTGAAATTGTTGGCGGTGTAAGCGTCAATACGCAAGAGTCAGTTGAGATAACCAACCTGCAAGAAATACATGACGCCGTAAAGATGCTTGCCGATGAAACACGTAAAACAATAATCGAAACCTATAAAGCACCACCCGATAAAATAACTGTTAAAAATATTGCAGAAGCAAAAGCCGATACTGTCAAGGTTAATAACATGGTTGAGTTTAGCAATACGGTTATTACGGCATTAAAGCCTATAATAGATGAAATTGCAAAAATAGAGCCAAAAGTAAAAGTCGAGCAACAAAATATCGTATTCCCTAGAAGTGCTAAAGAAGCTATACCGGTAAGATTATCTGACGGCAAAAGCTTTTACAATGCTATTTTTACAAGTATTTCTAATGGTTTTAATTCTGATGGAATTATATCTGCAATTGGTGATATAAATGGAACGACTAAATACATCACAAGAATAGATGAAGCAAGTGCAACAATTACTTATATTGGTAAAGCCGTGCCTGCTGGCACAGCAGTACCAACTTCAGACCCCTTGTGGCAAATTACAAAAATAGACGAGACGAGCGGCACTGTAATTACATACGCTGATGGTGATTTATTATTCGACAATGTTTTTGATGACCGTGCAGGATTAACGTATGCGTGACACAATTAGTGGTAATATTAAAATGGTAAAGGGATAAAAAAATGGCAATAGCAGCAGATTTTGAAGTACAGGCAGATAAAGATATACGACACGTGTCGGGTACTTCGACATATACAGTTTTAGAATTACACAGATGGCTTCAGGACTTAGCCGATGATGCTTCGGCTTCTGGTGATGATTTGGTAGACATCTCTAAAGTAGTACCATCAGAACGTTCTACAGACAATATTATCACTTTAGTCAACGGCTATAATATCGATGATACAGCGGCTCAATATTTGTACGATGGCTCGATAACTCAAGCTAATGGAGATACTATCTATTCTGGCTTAACGGTCGTGGGTACGCTTGCCAGTGGTAATTTGGAAATAATCCAAGATAACGTCAATATCACCGATACTTGGACTACGCATCTAAATGCTGACGCTACACGGTCAATAATTGCCAGAATGCTAGTAAAATCACGAGCTAATGGTGTAGATATTGATAGAAAGAATATACGGGTGCAATCTAGGACTTTTGGTTACACCTATTCTGAGTTTGCAGTAACACTAGGGCTAGGTAACGCAACCGCAGCTATCTTTACTGAAACTGACATAAATAACCAGACTGCTTCAGGAACAGTCGGAGCTTGGTCTATCACCAATACAGAGGGCTATCAGGGCATAGACATTTCTGGTGATGGTTCTAATGAATATTACTACTCTAAGTGGGACTTAGACGTACAAGACGCTAATGATATGTACGAATTTGCTAAGTACATTCAGCGAGATGGTAACTCCTCGACTATCCACGGAATGAATGGCTCATTGTTTAGAGGAATTACTCATTCATTTGCCTATGATGGTGAAACAGGTGGCTCACCTGCAACCAATGATACCTATGCTTGGGGTACTTACTTTGCCTATGACGCAGAGTCAGGTGGTCCGTTTACGGTTGGTGAGGTTCTAACTTTTGGCACATCTGGAGCAAAAGGTAGATTACTTGCCCTTGACGATAACGGCACTACTGGAACGATGGTTGTAGATATAGAATCTGGCACACCAGGCGACAACAACGTTATTACGGGAGCAACATCTGGAGCAACCGCAGCTGTAAACGGTGCTGTAACCAGCGAAACTGCCGCTGGTGTCGGTGTAATACTTGGCGTGAATGACGGTGGTACTACTGGAACAATGTATATTCAGTTGACCAAAGGTGTAGTGCCAGTCGACAACGATGTCATTTACAAGCACGACACTCACACTCAATATGCTGTAGTAAATGGCTCAGTAACTACGAGAACCATAAAGCCGGTATTTGTTGGTTCTACTACTGGTTCAGCAATAATAGGCGCATACGGTATAGGCTTTGACTCAGCAGACACAACTGCTTCTGACCAGTTTACCGACCTATCTGGTAGCACGGTTACACCGCCAAACAACGTAACATTTACAGTGGCGGGATTGGTCTCAGGCGATAGGGTATTAGTGACTAACTACGATGGCTCGACAACCGACAGTAATGGTGACCCAACCCCAGATTACGGACAATTTGCCACTTCTGGCACACTAAATGGTGCTTCAGTTACTTCGGTGGTAATCTCTGGGGCAATCCCAGCTGACACACCGTCTAGTGGCGTGATTAGAGTAGTCAACGATGAGGGATACCACATTAGGCTACCCTATTCCTCTTGGGCGACCTCGACATTTACTCTTACTAGCGCATACAACTTTTCTGGTTCGGGTGTAAATGACTCGGTAACTTCAGGAAACGATTGCTACCTAGCCTATATAGACACGGCTGCTTCAGGCTCAACAGTCACATTTACTACTGTATACAATGCTGATAGAGACTTGGTAATTAGGGTTCGTGACGGTGGTGCTACACCAATCAAGCCATTTACGACTACTGGAACATTAGCCTCAGCAGGGGGTTCTACAACAGCCATCAGAACTGGCGACGCCTAAGAGAGGGGACTCACAATGGCTAAAATAGTAGACTACAAAATAAAGCAAGCTCAAGCGGCTACTACTCATCAAGTAAATCTACCGAACAATGTAGAAGATGACGTAGTGTTGGTAATTGCCTCTCAAGACGGGACAATATCTTCTGCTTTTACTATTAACGAGTCGTTTACTATACATCAGCAAGACTATTACACTGCTGAGGGTA